TGTGGAGTAAGATCGCAAGGTTTGTAGGTTCGATTATCATAATCATATTCGCGGCGGCGCCACTCATTTGTGAAGGCATAAACTTCAAACGGAATCGCAACTTTCTTGCAGAACCAAACAAGATTGAAGAGTTGCTTGACCGTATCCAGCATAACGTCACTCATTGAACCGGACCAATCCAACACAAACACCAGACCATGGTTCTTTCCATCTGCAAGAGTGGTAACTTTCTTGAACAGGTCTTCATTGTATTTGTAGGTATGGAGTTTGGAGCAGTCCAGAACACCAGTGCGGGCAGTTGACGCACGAGCATAAGAATCCGCAGCTTTTTTACACTCAAACTCTTTAACCAGATAATTGACTTCCTTTTGTGCAGATTGTTTGAATTTCTTAAACTCCAAATCAACGGTCTCAAACAAGTTCATAGCTTTGAACTCATTCTCTTTCGCATGTTCATTATGCATTTCTTGTTGCTTGGAAAAGCACAAGTCAATATCATTATGGACTGCACTATTCTTTGCAATTACAGTGTCAAGATTTACTTTGGTAACTTCAACATAAACATTTTCCCAAGTATTTTCCTTTACAAGATCACGAATCTTTTCTTCCAAAGAATCTGCTGTACGAACTTCTGGTTCGCAACTATCACCAGCAGCATTTTCCATTTCAATTTGATCGCCATCAATTGATTGTCCACTAGAGTTTTCAGTATTCTGCGAACTAGAATCATTTTCTTCTTGATCAGAAGAAGAATTATCACCTTCTACAATATCACTTGGAGGCGATTGAGAATCTGATTGTTGTTTAGGAGGTTCTTGATTTTCAATCTTTTTTTCTTCTTCTTTCTTTTTCTTACAATACTTATAAAGTTCTTCTGCAGCAATCAAAACATCTGCAAAAGATTCAGTAGCAGAAATCATATTAACAATTTCCATCTCTTCACCGCGATCAATCGACACTTCGGCAAAATTACCAATCTTGAACCACAGATTTACTCGGTCAGCAAGATTCATTTTGCTCACATCTTCTTCACTAATTTGAAAGAAATCGTCATCAGTAAGTTCTTTATATCCATTAAAGAAAGTCTTTGCCAGGCCAGGATAGCGGCGCTTCATCAGTTTTTCAATGCGAGCATCCTCTACCACATTGACAAACTGCGGGGGAATCTTGTGTTCCTTGATCCAATCTTCATCGGGAGTATAGAGAGCATGACCCACCTCATGACCCACCAGAAGGTCATACACGGTGTTGCTTGCCTTCTCCCACATCGGCAGGGTCAACACACGAGTGTGAACGTTGAAACAAGCAGTCTCTACATTCTTGTGCTCAACCACAAGGTCTTCAGTGGCAAGAAGTTTGGCAAGTTGGGACTTGATTTCGTGCGAAATAGCCATGGGTTTGTTTCAGATGAGGCTATAATACGACGAAGGGTTGCCTTTTGAGCAACCCATGTGACGCTTTTTGAACTGGGCAAGGCGTGTCTTTGCCTGTCGCAACGCTTGCGGTTTTAGTTTACGCTTTTGCTCCTTCTTGGAGTGGTGTTGCCAGTTTGGAGTGTTCATTGTTCTATGGCAGTCAGGCCACCATACTAGAAAAACCTTTGAGTTTTTCGAATCGAAGGACACTTTCGAATCTGTCCTCCAATCCAGACTTGTGAGAAATCACAAAAACATTTGCATTTGTAATGACATAACGAATAATCTTAAGAAACTCTTCCGTTCCAAATCCATCAAGAGAAGAATCAAACACTTCATCCATGATCAAAAGATTTGTATTGACTGAGTTTTTAAATCGAGCAACTTCCCGCCACGTAAAGAGAAGAGATAAATCAATTCTCATCTTTTCCCCCTCACTAAAAGAAGCATAGGAAAAATCTTCATGAATTGGGGACTGAACGGTTTCGTTGAACTCTTCATCAAGAGTAAAATTAATATAGAAGTCCATCATTTGAAGGAACTTATTTACCTGCTGATTAATCAGAGGAAGATATTTCTTGATAATTTGAGATTTAACTCCACCGTCTTTAAGTAGACCATACGAAAAATCGTAATGTCTGATAGTGTCCTTTTTAGAAGCGAGCTCGTCGTATGTAGTTTTTAAATTGTCTTTGAAGGATTCTAATTTCTCATGTTCAGAATTTCTGTTTGCAAGGTTCTCGGTAATAGTTTGAATTTCAGATTCAAGATCTCTGATTTGTCTCTGACATCCAGCGATCTTAGTATTGTTTTGAGAAATGCCATGCGTTAGTTTAGTGATCTCCTTCGATAGTGTAGTAAATTGACGCTCTCGCTCTTCTTCTTCTTTAATTGCTTCCTCTAACTCTTTATAGCCAGATTGCAACTCCTTTGCTTTATCTTGAGCGTCTGCAATTCTATTTAACCGAAATTCTTCCTCAATCGTTTGAGTGCAAGTAGGGCAGACCGTATTCTCTGTGAAAAACTTATGCTCAGCAGTAATCGTTGATACCTTCTGCGATATCTTTCCTTTCAGATTTCCCAACTTACGAAGTTTATCGCTAGCACCAATTACATTCTCTTGTTCTTTCGTATATTGCTGCATATATCCCTCAAGGATAATATTTGCATCAACATATTCACCAACTTCAGAATCTAACTTGGTAATCTTTTCTTTATTGGCATTAATATTGGCATTACCACGATTCTCCAACTCTTCAATAAAGTTCTGCTGCATCTCAACTTTATCTTTCAAGTTTTCTTTCTTCAACTCCAGAGTTTTAATTTCTTCTTTGAGTTGACGGATCTTTTCTTTAATTACAATATTCATTGATGAAAAGATCTTAATATCCAAAAGATCTTCAATCACTTCTCTGCGATTTGCAGCCGACAGTTGCATGAACGGAACAAAAGTACTTGAACCCAGAATTACAATTTGAGTAAAAGACTTATAGTTCATTTTAAGAACATTCTGTTCCAACCATCTTTGTTGATCTGATGTAGCAGATGATTGATCCAACAAAGAATCGTTTCTATAAATTTCAAAAAGATTTGGTTTAATTCCCCGAACAACTTTCCAATTTGTTGTTCCAATAGAAAAGTATACCTCAACTAAACAATCCTTTTCATTTACACTATTGATTAGTTGTGGTTTATTAATTTTGCGAAAAGGTTTTCCAAACAAAGAAAAAGTAAGTGCATCCAACACAGTACTTTTTCCAGCACCATTTGATCCAACAATCAATGTTGTGTTGTGTTTTTGAAAATTAATTTCGGTAAATTGATTGCCAGTAGAAAGAAAATTTTTCCAGCGAATCTTTTCAAATAAAATCATGGTGTGGTGGTGGAACTACAATGTCGTCTTGTGTGATTAAAGTATATCTACAATCTTGTATTTCGCAAGTTTTAAGGATTAAATCATCATCTACTTCTATAACATGCATTTCTGGAAATCCTTGTTCCTCAAGCATCATCGCAAATCTACATGCATCGTCTTCTTCTTCGAACAAATAGAGAATAGAATCTCCATCATCATCTACAACCGAATATGCTCCTTTGTGTTCTTTTCCTTCTATGGTAATAATAAACATTAAACCAACTCGCAGGCTTCTTGATAGATTTCTTGAAGAAGTTTTTGAACGGTCGATTTGTTTAAATCTACTTCTGCTTCCTCAACATATCTATTTAAGATAGAAAGAGTATCTTCGGATTCAAAATCTGCTAGATCTTCTTTACCATACCAACCAGTAAAATCAAAGTTTTCAACTACCTTTAATTCAGAAACATTTGCAGAATAAAGTTTATCAATAAATTTTTCAAACTTTTTAATGTCTGATTTTTTTCTTACGATAACTTTAACGATCTTATTTTCATATTCTCGCGTATCAAATGTTTGGTGTGGAGTGTCCTCATAGTAGATGTTATAAAACATTCTATACGGATTATTGATAGGAGTCAACTCCAAAGTATCAGTATCAAAAATATGAAATCCACGAGGATCGTTTACATCATTCCAATACAATTCATATGGATTTCCTAAGTAGAAGATTCTTCCATCAGTCGATCGAGTGTGATAGTGGCCCGAGAACACATGGGTGAACTTCTCAAATAACTTGCTTTCCAAACCATGCTCCATGACGATTTGGTTATTAACTCTAAATCCTTGGAGTTCAAGGTGCCCCATCGCACACGAGCAAGTTGTATTTTGAATACGTTTGAGAGTAATTTCTTCATTTTCTTGATTGATCCAAGGTATAAACAAAAGTTTTAATTTATCTAACTCAACTTCGGTTGCTTCAGAATAAACTTTTACATTGTCATATTCTCTTAAGAGAAGATCGACAGAATTAAGATTGTTTGTATTTTTGTAATACGTTGTATGATTACCAACAATCGTGTGAACCGTACATCCAAGATCCTTAAGGCGATCGTAGTAATTATTTTTAGCCCATGCAAGAGCAGAAAAATCAATACCTTTACGACTATCAAAGGTATCACCCATATCTACAACTGTGGTAATACCTTCCTGCTCTAAAGTTGGGAAAAATATATTGTTATAGAACTCCAGAAAAAAGTCATGGAAAAGCTTAGAGTTTTTCCTTGCTCCAAAATGCTGGTCCGTAATGATTGCGACTTTCATTCAGTATCTAAGTTTAGAATACACGGCATCCTTAATAGAATTATAGTCGGAGTAGTTTGATCCGTCAACACCACCGTCTTCAAAAACTTCATCAAATCCACTGCTTTCCAGAATTTTATTTTTAATTTCTAGTTGCTTCTTTTCCTTTTGAATTCTCCTCAAAAAAGCGTAGTGAATAATCTGAGTGAAATAGGCAAAAGGGTTTTGAGATTTCTGTGGATCAAAGTTATGAATATATTGAACGCAATTTTCAATGCCATCACAAATCATGTCATCCTTAAACATGTAGTTGACAAAATTTGGTTTAAATGATAAATGTGTTGCAATCTTTAAAAAGCATTCTCCAATATAATTTGGAATAGGAGGTTTTGGTTTTCCTCGAATCAGTGCAATTTCTTTATCTTCACGATACTTAATTAGAGCTGCAAGAAACTCCTTATTATTAACGTAATGTTCTGACCTTTTTCTTTTGGTCATAATTGCTGTAGTTATCATTAGGGTAACTCATAATATGTATGAATTATAGCATTTTTACAAATGCTTGACAAGTAGCAGAAATATGTGTAGAATACCTTTGTCCGGGTTAAAGATGAGGCTTAGCTATCTTTAAATAACTTCTCTAAGATCTCTTTAGCATCATTGATGTTAGAAATATAACCCATGTTTCTGTTCAGTTTTGTTTGCTTTGTCTTTACCTTTTCAGATTGTCTAATGTAAGACTGGTAGAGAGTGATCATTTCAATATCGGAAGATTCACTCATTGTAAGGATGTCATCCATGTTCAGAATGAACATGTCTTCAGTGGTTGTTTTTAACCATGGTTCTAGTTTGTATCCCATGATTCCCATTCTTCCTTTAATTTCAGAAATGATAATGGGATTTGATACTAAAAGAAGTGTTCTGTCTTCCTCTTCGGTAGCTGCTACCTTAGCGAAGATTTCTTCTCCGGTTTTTAATTTGAGTGTTGCATAAAAATCGTCTTCGATCATATCTTTAATTTAATTGTGATTATATCATAGTTAAAATTTTCTTCATTGTAGATTTTTACTCTTTCAATAAAATGATTTAAAGTATAGTTTTTTCTTGATTTATATGTACAATCGTCAGAGATGTCGTAGAGCACTGCTTCAGTTTTATTTTTTCCCTTTCTAAGTACTCTTCCAATTGATTGTAAATTTCTAATTCTCGACTTACTGGGTGAAGCGAAGATAACATTGTGGAGTCTTTTAATATTAATACCAGTAGAAAAAGTTCCATAAGAGGCAACGATAATAGCGTTGTTTTCCCTTTCAGTAATTTCTCGAACTAACTCTCTTTCTTCAGTATCAACTCCGCCATGTACAAAAAATACCTTGCGGTCGTCACGCTTGTCATTATTTATCTTTTCATAGAGCACTGCTCCATGGGCTTCGACTCTTGCAAAAAGAACAAGTGTGTTTCCTTTCAGATCTAGTGCAAGGTTTTTAATAAATTTATTTCTTTGCTCATGTGATATTAAATATTGAATTTCATCCTCATAGGTTTCAAATTTTTGTGGAGGATGTTTTAGTACCAAGCAACGAATATTGAGTTGAGAAAGATGTCCTTGTCTCATCAACTCTTCAGTTTTAGTTACCTTATATGATGGACCAAACAATCCTTCCAAAACCCACTTGTGAGTTTGAGTTCCATCCAATGTTCCAGTAAAACCAAAGCGATATTTTGCATGGTGTAATTTTGTCATTATAGATATTAATGACTTACTCTTAAAGAGATGAGCTTCATCTCCAATGATTACATTGTAATCTTCAAAGAATGATCGATCCAATTTATAAATTGATTGCCAAGTAGTAATTGTAATTGGATGTTCGTTAGTTTTTTCTTTTCCTGCGTATATTTGGTGACAGCATGACTCAACATCCATCCCATAATCATGAAAGTCCCCGTATAGTTGACTTACAAGACTGGTCGTTGGAACGACTACAAGAATTTTTTCGTTCCTATCCATATAGTAGCGCACGAGGGCGTAAATCATCAGCGATTTACCTGACGCAGTGGGACTTATCAACAACTTTCGATTATGTCGTAGGGCATCATATACTCCCTCTATTTGATAATCCCGAGGAGTATGTGAGCATATAGAATTCATATAATCTTTTACGCCTTCATATGATATCAGTTCGTTAACTTCAAATGGAAGCCCGTAAAATTTATTATCTTCGAAACGATAAGTGTATCCATATTGCTCACAGAAAGATACAATCTTATCCAAAAGACCCACATAGATTTGTTTGGATCTCATATCAAACAGATGAATTTCTCCATTCCAATTTCTACCACGATACTGTGGCATGAACTTTGCATTAGGAACGTCGAATTTAAAATGATCCCTTAACTCATATTCAATATGAGGTTCAGTTTGAATCTTTAAAAAAACTTCATTGGATTTAGATATAACAAGATTAGCTGCGCTCGTATGAATCACATCTTTCCATTCATCTTATTAATATTTATTAACCCAGTCCAGATTGGAATCTTATGAATTCAATTGCATTCTTAATTTGATACGTTCGATTTCCAACTTGCTTCAGAATACTTTCAATATAAACAAGCATTGTTTCATAATAATCAATCTTCAAACAAACTTGAGATAGTTTTTGATCTGCATCGAGATACTTCTGCATCGTTTCTTTATCTCGAATTTTTTTAGGGAACGGACTATCAATATAAACTTCTGGATCTGCTTTACCAGAATAATACTCATATCTTTCATGACGAATATTTCTCTTTTGCTGTTCTGCTTTTTTTCTTAAAAGTAAAATGTTATTATAAAGTTCAAAATATTTTGCATGGAGTGTTGGGATGTTTAAAGATTCTGTATGAAGATTATCCACATCAATCTTTGAATCTTCCTCCCACATTCTTTGTATAGTGTCAAGGTCAAAACTCATAGTTTATTTCCATTCATATCAGTTATATCATATACAGTATACTTGAAAGTTACCTCCGCAGTCAAATATTCAATATCAGTGTCAGTTGCATCAAACTGTAAATTGGATATTGAATATGGCCAAAGATCTTTAAATTTTAATTTAAAATTTGGTTTACTTGAACTTGTCAATACGTGAAGAGTTCCATCCGAATAGATGTTCATTAACTTTGTATCACTTGTGTCAACATATTCCTGTTGATTCTGTAAGGCATAGATTTCTTGTAGACTTTCTGGAAATCCAAGTCCACGAATCCAATTCTGAATCTCCATATAATTTTCAAGATTTTCATCAACTAAAAACCTGAGCGTTAAATCATCAAACTCAATCTTATCGCCAGGAGTATCAATGTTCTTGAGATATGATGGTTGCACCGCAATCCCTAAATTGAGACCAGGAATGTTTGCAGAGTTTGAAAAAAATGCAACCTTAGGTGATCTATTTAATGTAAACTTAAAACCTACGGGAGATAAAAAATTTCTATTTTGTATCTGCGTAGAAAATGCGTTTCCAGTAGCCATTTTTATTTCTATTTAGAATAAAAAAGGGACCCTTTCGGGTCCCCAGTATAACCTTTGTGAAATGGATCACATGAGGTTCTTAACTGCAACGCGACGATAGTAGCGGTTGCTGTTAACACGCAGTCTTCCGAGACCCTGGTTTGTACCTTCAGCGAATGGGTTGGCAACAATACCGTAACGGGTCTTGAAGCCGATTTTTGGCTGGAAGGAGTTCTCACCAACGGCACGAACCATTTGGAGAGGAACATATGGGCAATAGAAGAGACCTGCATCATAAGGCGAAGAACCCTTATAACCAACAACGTAGTACTGGTTGGATCCTTGTGCCAGACCGCTGTTATCAGCAGCCAGGTTTGCCGAATATGGGTCGATATATACGCGATACTTACCTTGGATTGTACCAGCGAAGGTGTTGCCGGTATCATCAACGTTCAGGTTAGCGTTGAGTGCAGGGGTGTAATCGAGAACACCAGCCATGGTCAGTGCTGAAGCAACGTCAGCAGAGCACATGATGATGTTGCCCTTGCCGCGACGAGTTCTCTGAGCGATTCTGTTTGCATCTCTTTCGATTTGGAACAGAAGACCCTTGAACTTTTCAACGGACCAATTT